ATTGATATTTCACCATTTGTAATATCCCAATTTGTAACAGTAGCAGATGCTGTAGGGTTTGAAATATCGCCTTGGTATATAGTTTCACCTATTACAAAATTGCCTAGTTGAAAATCAAGAACTCCTATGTTATCTAAATTTCTATCCACCTTAATTTTTTCTTGAAGTATCCCTGTAACGTCATATGTAATTCCATCTTTTAATATTACAAAATTCGAATCTAACATTTCAACTTGATTATACCCGCAGTATATCTTATCAGCATCTTTATCTAATACGAAATATGAATGATCATAATCGTTTTGATAAAAAATGTCACCCACCGAAAATTGCGAAGAGTCAGTAACATTAAAAATTTCTCTAATATCAGTATAATCAAAAGTATCAATTTCCTTTTTAAGAACTTTAGATATTTGAGAAGTCCCTAATAAAGGAATTAGTTTCAATTTATTATCAGTCGAATCCCAATGATCTATAACACCTTCAAAAATAATATTACCAGAATCATCTTCTTGATACACCGTTTCATTTCGTAAATAGTTTATAGAATATGTTGAATCAAGTTCTACAACCTCAATTGTTGAACTAATACTGAAAAGATTTGTTATAGGTGATAAAGGATCTATTTGATAGACAGGCAAATTTGAATCAAAAACTCCAGATGTTACATCTATTCTAAGTTCTCCAGTATTCTCATCCCAACTTACAAAATCAGATTCAAAAGGTAAATTAACTTCACCAAATTGACCTAATGTTTGTTCTTGAAAAATCTTACCATTCTCAGATTTAAAATCATCTACCGTAAAAGGTATTTTAGTTTTATCTAAGGTTAGTCTGTTTATAACCTTATCTATAGTAAAATTTTCATTATTACTATCAGTTCTAATTTTAAAAGGATCTAGTTTATCAAAGTTTTCTAAACCTTCTGTAGGTTCTATTGTAAGTATCCCCTCAAAGTTATTCCAATCCAGAACAACAGCTTCTGCTGTAGGATTTGAAATGTCACCTTGATATATTACATCACCAGAAGAAAATTTTTCACCTAATATATCATCAACTAAAGTTCCCATATCTAATATTTTTTCAACTTGATTTACATTGAAACCTGAAACAGAATATCCGATTTCAAAGTCTTTTGGAACTATATCAACATCTAAAGGTCTAAGAATCTCAAGATCCAAAACTCCAGTAATATGATTCCAATCTAAAACTTCACCAGAAGCAGTTTCCCCATCATTATTTTGTTGAGTAATAGTTTGAGAAAAAATGAAATCGTTTGATAAAAAATCTTCTTCTAATTGATTTAATATCAGTATCAACTCTTTACTCTGAACAATATTAAAATTTGATAAAACCTTTTTTAATTTTTGATTATTCTGAATCAAACCAGAAGTATTATCAAGTTCTAAATTTTTATTAACACTATCCCAATAACTCACAACTCCACTAAAAGTTGAATTTTCTAAAGAATCTCCTTGATAAACAGTTTCCCCAACTGAAAACTCGTTACCATAACTGTAAATTACACCGTCATCGTCGATTTTATCCTGCAATATAAAACTCTTATGAAGATTAGATATTGAGTATTTTTTTATACTTTTAAGTTGATCCCCGACAGATATTTCACCTAAAGAAGTTTCAACTACAACGTCAGATCCATTTAAACTCACTACTGTAGAATAACTTTCCGAACTTGATGGTGTAGTACCTTTATATAAAAAATCATCCGTTACTAATTCTGGTTGAGGGTTTAAAGTTATCTTTTCTTCAATCTCTAAGACTTCAAAAATTGATTGACTCTTTCTAAATTTCAAAGGTTCTAATGAACTAAAATTACCAGATAATACAGATAAATATAAGAGGTTATTTTCAAAATCCCATTTTGTAACTAAACTTTCAAAAGTTTTATTCAAAGAAGTTCCTTGATATAACACATCATTTTTTAAAAATTCTGTATCAAGTAAACCTTCAACGTTTACCTCTATAGTCACATTACCAACTATTTTATTAAGTTTATTATTCTTAGAAAACTGACCAGTAATATTCTCAATATATAATTCCTGATTTATATTATCCCATAAAACAACAGAAGCTTCAGAAGTTTTATTTAAATAGTCGCCCTGAAAAACCGTTTCACCATTAATAAAATAATTAGAATCATCAAGTCCAGAAAAATCTGACGTTTCCGAAACGTTATATTCCAATATTTCATTTGATTGAGTTTCAGAATTATAAACTTCATATTTTATAACATTTTCTGAAAAATCTCCCAAACTTGTTGAAACTATCAACCTATTTGAAATGAAATTTATAATTACCCCTTCTGAAGTTTTATTACCGTCAGAATCTTCCTGATAAATCGTATCACCTACACCTAAAAGATCTGAATCATCTTCTAATAATATTGATAATTTATCGACATATGTTTGTTTTTCTAGTTTTAAAAAATCAGACTCAAAAACTTTTTCAAATTCTTGTGTTTCAATTTGGCCAAGATCTGAGTTAAAAATATCAGATTTTATATTACCATCTACAGTTTCACCAGAATTAACTAAAACTTTAATTTCTTGAGACTCCTCTATAACTTCTATAACTTCAGCCTCAAAAGTTGAATTAAGTAAATCAATACCTTGATAAACAATATCGCCAACTTCAAGACTAAAAAAGTTATCACCTAAAGATATTTTTTTATAAATTTCTGAAACTGTTCTAGTATCAACAACTAAGAAATCTTCAATCGAAACATTTTCGAATATTTGAGTTTCAATCAGATTTGTTTCTGAATTTAATATATCTGACTTGAAATCTTCATTTTTCAACGTTGAAAAATCATTACTAGATAAAATAAATTGATTATTTTCTGGTATAATTTCTTCAACAACTCCTTGGAAAGTAGCATTAGGTAAATCGACGCCTTGATAAAGAACATCCCCGACTAATAAAACTATAGAAGCTTCCGTTAAAGTTATTTTTTTATAAGATTCCAATATTTGATTATCAGGTAAACTGGAATCATCAAATAAAATATTTTTAGTATATGAATTAACTTTGAATTCAACGGAAGTGTCAAAATCGCCTTGAGTTTTAAGAAGTTCTAATTCACCAGTTTCACTATTCCAATTTTCGATTAAAGCTCTGGATATAGATGTTTCATAACTATCACCCTGATAAACAATATCACCAATAATAAAATCGTCTTCCTTGAAGTCTCTATTATCTTCTTTAGTTACATTCATAAAAAAAGTTTTCGAAATAGATGCGGTTTTACCATCTAAATCTATCGAAGCTCTAAGACCTTTAATTTCCTCAAACTTGAAATAACTTTTTTCATGAAACCCTGCTCTAAGATTTAGATATTTGTGTTTATAAACTTGATGTAATTCGCTCCAAGATGAAACGGAATCAATATGCAAGTCAGCGATATCAGAAATAGCCCCTTCATTAGGAGGCCCTCCCCCTTCAAAAATTTCATGAGGTAAATTAGCATAGTCAGAATTCTCACCACCATCATAGAGAGATACTCGACTAATATTTCCATGTATTTTGTTTATAGGGACGTCAGAGTACTTGTTTATAAGTTTTTCTATGTGAAAAGGTATCTTGAGTACAGAATCAACAGAAACCATCCTAGAATCTTCTTTATTTTCGGAACTAATAGTTCCAAACATTTTCATTCCAGCAGGGTGTATCAGAGCTTTCAATAAATCTTTATATTTGTATATTTGTAAAGAAGATTCTACAACATATGAAAAAGTTTGATAATATGAAGAATCTTGTAAAACTTTAAAATCGGATAAAAAACTATTTTCATTTAGAAACTTTCCACCATCATCGAATACGGAACCAAAATTTAATTTGATATTATTTTGACCTGAGTTATTCAAGTCCAATTCTATATCACTCAAAGAATATCCAAAACCACTATTTTTTATCTTTATGTCTTTTATAGTTCCAACATTTACACTAACAATATCTAAAACTTCATCTGTAACTTCAATATCTCCAATGTGAGTTATTTCAGGTATTTTAACATACCCTCTCCCAACTCTTCGAACTTTTATTTTTGTTATAGCTCCATTTTCATCAACTTCTGAAACGGAAGCTATTATAGGTCTTTGATAAACTTCATTTTCAAAACAATTAGTGTTATCAAAAACTAAGTTTTGACCAACTGAATATCCCGTTCCACCATTCGAAACGTTTATATCAGTCAAATCACCACTGTTAACATCGCATAACATTATTTCTAATAAAGACCCTTTTTGAGAATTCGGTATGTCTTTATATTCTACAAGTTCCCCATTTCTATTAACAAAGAATCTTTGATGAGGGGAAAAACTATCATTTGTGTTTAGTATTTCTATAGAACTTCCGCCGTGATAAATTTTACCAATCGGTTGATCAACATCATCTAAAATAGTTTCACCTAAATCAAATTCTGAAATAGTTGTTGTCTTAAATAATTCAAGTTTCAAAACTTTATAATCTGATATAGTTTCTAAAGAAACATTTTCTACAAAATATTCAACACCAGATTGTTGACCTTTTATCTTTTTCGAAGTTATATCAGGTATAGTGTTAGAATTTGGTTCTAGAAAAATAGTAAAGGTTGATTCAAAAGAGTTGTTAGATGAACTCATCACTCTTTCTTTAGGGTATGATACAGTAACTTCTTCATTAAAAATTGATCTGAAAAAATATTTAAAAGAATCTTCAGTACCTTTTGATTGATAAAACTCTCTAGAATGTTTAACTAAAAACTTCTTAAATTGTTCAACATCAATATCTAAACTTTCGGACTGTGTCGGAAGAGATAAAGGAAACCCCTTTAAATATTCTGTCATAAAAAAATCAACATACTCATCAAGAGTTCTGTCAATATCTTGTAAATTCCAAAGATTTTTTGATGATAATGAAGTGTTCTGAATATAAGAAACCACTTCCATTGTATCACCGTCTTCTATAATCTGATTATCATCTATAAAAGTTAAAATATTACCAGAAGAAAATCCCCTAGTTTTGACTTCATTCAAATCTTGATTATACTCTTTTATATAAAAAACATAGTTTCCATTGTCTAAGGAATATATATTTAAAACATTAGCATAAACTATCTTTTCTGAACCAGTACCTTTTACCCTAAGAGTATCTGGAATAGAGGTTAGATTTAAATTTCCTGTAACAGAAACCTCCAACTTTGAAGTTTCCATCCATTCATAATAATTTTCTACGAACTTTATGAACTTCGGGCCTTCTTCTTTTAGGAAGTTTGGTAATTGACCTTCAATCAACTCAGATATTTTATTATATTGTAATTCCATTTTATTCGAATCTATTCTCAGTTAAGAATTGTTCAGATATATTCTCCATATTGATATTTATAGTACTCTCATCAATAATAATTATTTGATTTCTAACAGGTGATATGTCTGAATTCTTAGGAGTTGATATTACCTTCACGCATTCTGTTCCATCATTTATAAAAGTTGGAGCAAAATTAATCAGTTTAATTTTACCAGAAAGATAATCAATTGAACCAATATTATCAACAACCGTTATCTTCACATTACTAACATATGTTTTTATACTAATTTTACCGTTTGAATCATCTTCTAAAAAACAATTAGAATATCCAGTATGCGTAAACTCAGAGGATTCTAAACTCCCTAATATGAGTTCATTATTTAATTTTATATCATATGTTGAAGGTGTTGATAAATTTATATAAAAATCTTCCCTAATTTTTACCGTTATATTATTAGATTTTACGGAAGATGATGTGCTATCAACAGCTGAAAGTAGTTTAGAAAACCTAAGATATGAATCAAATTTACCTAAATTTTCACTGTTGAATTCCTTTATAGAATTCAATATTTCATCTCTTAGACTATTTTCACCAGCTGGATATTCTCTTACATTATACTTCACATTACAAACTAAATCAACATGAGTGTATATTGGATCTACAATTTCAGATTGAATTGTAACTACATTATACTTTTTTACAATATCATCTGTTATATTTTTCTTAGCAGATTCGGTCAATAAAAATCCAGATTTAGGTTTTAATGAAACAAAAACTTTTCCGTAAGATGGAGGGTCATTATCCTCCCCTCCCCAAACTTTAATACTGTCTACATTTTGATACTTACTTTTTATCAAATATTTGTAATCCAAAGTTGTAACAGCCCTGTTCTGCATTTGATAAAATCTTGATGAGGTGAATCTAATATCTTCAACCCCTTCTTTATCTGAACCCCCAAAAGATTGACCACTATTAGTTATTGAATCTAAAGTATATTCAACGTCCGTGTCGCCTACCCTTACAGTTATTGAATCAGAGAAAGAAAATCCTGTTTTTATATTATTAGATTCAGAACCAGAAGTTGTTAAATAATTAATTTTTATTTGAGAACCGTCAATCAATTTTTTACCAATTCTACCATTACCGAAAAATAATTCATATTTACCAGTTTCATTCTCATTTACCCAATATACATTATCAGTTGAACCGACATCGACTACATTTTCAGCTAAACTTGAAACGGAATACTCTTGACCATCTTCTGTAACTCTAACAACTAAAGTGCTTATATCAACATTTTCATTCTGTAAAATAAATCTTTGATCTGGATTTTCTTGATAATTTATAATAAAATCCTCTTCAACCATAACTCCTTGTTTTATAGTAAAAGTGTTTGAAAATATTTTTCTACCGTCATCCTTAGAACCAGAATGATTTAGAGGTACTGATTCAGTATTTTGAAAAATGTAAGTAACTGAATCTTTAGTTGCTGTGAAATTTGAATATTCGGGTAGGTTTATAGTCGAAGGTTCCGTAATAGTATCATCAAAAACTGAGGATACTACACTCAAACTAACTTCAATTTGAGATGCTTTTGCAGATGCAGGAACATAACCTAAAACTTTAGACCTAGAAACTACACTTTCACGAAGAACTGCTGAATCCAAAAACATCTCATTAGCAATCATATTTTGATAAATTGCATTGTAGTGAGTGTTAGCTGAAAGAATGTCAAGAAGAATTTGTAATCCACTACCGTCAAAATCATAATCTTTAAATTCCTCTTGACCTCTCAAAAAGTCTTTCAGATTCTCTTTTATAATGTCAAAATCTAGTTCAGTTATTTTTATATTTGTCATTTTTATCTCTCTTATCTTACCCTAGAAACAAATATCTCAACCTCTAGAGGGTCAAGAGTATTTATCATAGAAAATATTATCCTTATTGAATATTTATTTTCTTCTGGGATAGGTTCGATTTCAACATCATATAAATTTGCTCTCGGTTCTTTCGATATTATTATATCTTCAATTTGAGATTTTATTTGATCAGCTCCTTCTGAACCTATTAGATCAAATAGAACTTTTCTTATCTTTGTACCTTTATCTTTTTGGAACGGTGCTTCAAAAACTTCCGATAAAACTAATGTTTTTATTGATTGTTTTATTGCTACATCATCCTTAACTTTTACAACATCCCCTGTTACAGGATTTCTTTCGAATGATAAAGATATGTCACTGAACTCTCTCTTTTTACTCACAGGTTTACCCTTTCCGCAGGAAATATACTAAAGTATTATATATAAATACAATATATAAATATAATATAATAATATATATTAATAAGCGCTTAATATAATATTATTTATAAAATAAAAATCAATAATAATACTTATGTATACTTTTTTCAAGAATTTTTTTATTTTTCCTTGACTTTTTACCTTTTTTATAGTATAAATACAATACGAGGTGTTAAAATGAGTAAATTACAAAGACAAATGGCAATATGGATTGTCGGCATATTTTTATTATCCATGGCAATAAAATATTTTGGTTACATTGCGATGTGGGGATTAACTATCCTTTTAATCTGGTCTTTACTTGATGCAAAGTTTGCTGCAAAACTAGAAACCAAATATGAAAAAGTAAAAGATGAATTAGATAAATTTGAAGAAAATTTGAAATGAAATACTCCATAAAAACTTTCTCAGAAAAAAACCATGTTCAAGAAGCTATCGAGTTTCACATTGAAAATGAAGTTCCATTCGCAGAGAATATCTTCAGAATGGGTTCGAAAGAATATTTCAACTTTTTTATTGAAGCAAGAAGAATGATGTTCAATGGAGAACTGAATGAACTTTCGTATTTTGATAAAGAGATTCTAGAAGGTGATTTGGGTAAGTTTGCGATGTATGAAGGTGAAGAAATACCTTTGGATTTTCCTTTAGTTGAAGAAGATGAAAAAGTTGAACTGAATAAACCTAAAAGAGGTGGTTCAAAAAAATATTATGTCTATGTAAAAAACGATAAGGGAAATGTGATAAAGGTTCAATTTGGAGATTCAACAGGTTTATCAGCAAAAATAAATGACCCTGAAGCTAGGAAAAGTTTTGTAGCAAGGCATAAATGTGAGCAGAAAAAGGATAAAACAAAACCAGGATACTGGGCATGTAGATTACCTAGATACGCAAAATCGTTAGGTCTTAAAGGTGGAGGGAATTTCTTTTGGTAGATCCTTATATTGATACATGGTTAGATGAAACAACTTTTATAAGAAATTTTAGATACGCAAACGAAGAAAAGTATATATGGCATCAAGACTTACATGACAGAATAGTTAGGGTGGTTCATGCCAAAAAATGTTTTTTTCAATTTGACAATCAAACACCATTCCAAATAAAACATGGTGATATAATAGAGGTTCCTAAGAACGAGATTCACAGACTAATTCTAGTTGAAGGTTGCCTCATTCTGAAAATAAGTGAGATTAGAGATTATGAAACAAATTGATTTACAGAATTTAAATATTGTAGAAAATTTAGAATTACTTTCTAAAATAAAACCAGAAAAAATGATACAGTTGATTCATTTCCTAGAAAATTTTGGATATGATGTAGAGACAAATACAATAATCTATGAAGGTGAAGCTAAGTTGGTTGTAAAAGGAAATGCTGAGATATTTTCTGAAAAAAATATAAACCTACAGTCAAACACGAGAGAAGTTAATCCGAAAACTGGAAGTGTTTATGTAATAAACCTAAATTTGGATGACGGTATATCGCATAAAGATAAAAAAGATATTGTAGAGAGTTGTTGTGACAAATAATAATACAAGACCACCAGGATATGGGGTTGTTTGGGAAGTTAAAACTTATACAGAAAAATCTTCTGGTGGGATTATGAGTTTCCCAAGAACGTATGTTAGACCAGACCTACCGAACGTTCATCCAGATTCTGATGCATTTCTTAATGATAGATGGGCTAATTATTATATGAACAGAGGTACTAGAGGCCCATCCATAACAACGTTGAGTGGGATGAATTATAGTTCTGGTGAAATGACTGTTCAGTTAAATAATGTTGAAGAAGAGTTGAAGACTACAACTATGAACGGTTTCCCTGTTACAAGAATAGTACAAACTTGGACTCCGTATCCATCTGAAGATGTTGATCCAGAACTTGAGGACGTTTATTATAGGATATCAATAATAGAATATGGGGGTGAGAGTAATTCCTCAGTTTCAATACCATCTTCAAGCGTATCATCAAGAAGTTCTTTTAGTACAGTGAGGTCTTTACCAAAAAAACTTTCAGTCAAATATCACCCAAAGCAAGGTAAGTATTTGATAACAGGTTTAGTCGATAGTCTTTATACTCAAGTTCCTTCTATATTAATACCTCAGGATGCTAAGTTTGACAATAGTGAAGAAGCTGGTGGAAATTATTCAAAATATATTGGCCCAGTAAACACATCTTTCGCATTTCAGTTCGTAATAAAATTGGATATATATTTGGGGTTAGATAATTTCAAAGAATCAAATCCTGAGTTTGGTGATGATATTACTGATAGTGATTTAAATCAATGGTTTGATTGTAACGTTTATTCTCAAGAAGAATATGATAATTTTATTCAAAGAACTAATGAAGAGGGAAATTCTTTTGATTCACCTCTGGAAATAATTTATGGTAGTGATCAGGGTTCACATGTAACAAAGACTGACGAAAATGAATCTCAAAATTCAGTAAACTCTAGAGCAGGAAGAGGGAATGATCAGAGAAGTCAAATCATATTTATATATTTGGCACCGAATGACTTGAGAGATTTTTTTATAACTAGATATGGTAATGAAAGACTTGTAGCTGAAGTTGATGCTGGAGTTTCAAGTGTTGATGAATATGATTTTGTTGTTGATGATGATGGTAATATAGATTTCAAATTTTATTATGTTGAAGGTGTCGGGTACATGACAGGAGTTGAGTATTTGAATTATCTATACTCAAATGGATTTTTAAGGAAGTTTTTATAATGGCAATGCCAGTTTGTAGATTAGGTGATAGATGTTCAGGTCATGGCCCTTGGTTCCCAAGAACCAATATAACTGCAAGTGGAACAACCGTTATTGTTAACGGAAGACCTTCACACTTACAAGGAGATAAATGGGTACATCATTACTACTGGACAAAACATGGGCCAGTGTATTGCCCTGCACCTCAAATACTCAGAGTCGGTTCTGGTACAGTAAAAGTTGGAGGCAAGGGTATTGGTAAGATAGGGTCACCTGTTTGTGGAGGTTCTATAGTAGTATCTGGGAGTGGAAACGTAATAGCTGGAGGCTAACCGCATGCCCCTAATAATATTTCACCTGTCCACATTAGAAAGAATGGTGACATCAACATTGCTATTGAGATGTAAATAATAAAAAACCATCTGAAAAATATTTCTAAATGGTCTGCAACATACTTAAAACTGTTTTTGAATCTTTTTTTCATGATATACCTTTAGTTTAATTTTATAATTCCGCCAGATATTGTAACCTGACTTGCGTTTATACTAACATTACTAGCATTTGTTGAATGACTTCCAGAGACACTTGTAGATGAACTTCCTGATATATTAGCAGTGGCACTTCCAGTAACACTTAAAGAATAACTTGCGGCTGAGGTTGAGTATGACCTCCCAATATTTTCAGATTTACTTCCACCTATAGTCTCGGAATGAGAACCGTCAACATTTTCTGTTCTATTCCCTTTGACTTTTTCAGTCTTATTTTTTTCGAAAGTTTCTGTTTGTTGACCTTTTATTGTTTCTGTATGATTTTTTTCTACAGTTTCTGTTCTATTTCCTTTGATTGTTTCTGTATGATCTTTCTCAACAATCTCAGTTCTATTCCCTTTTACAGTTTCGTCTTTATTTCCAACGGTTGTCTGTTCTCTATTTCCCTTGGTTGTATAGGTATCATTTCCGAGAATCTCAACATGAGAATCTTTATCTATCTTCAAAGACCTCTCTCCGTTGATATGCACGAATATATCACCCTCAACTCGTTCACCTTTGTTTTTCTTTATAGTGACTTCATAATTCCCTAGATTTAGCTTATATTCGTTCTGTTGGGTGATATGGAAGTTATCTGCCATAACCTTTTCAACTTTTGAACCGTCAGGGTGTATCTCATAAAAAGTTCCCGACCTATGCTGTTGGTGTATTCTTTCAGACCCTTTTGTATCATCTATCTCGAAAATATGACCCGACTCTGTTTGCTCTACTTTATTATAAGGGTATACTGATTTGTACTTGGTTTCTTTTTCTTTCCACTTCTTACCATCATCTATCTCTTCAGCATTTTCAGACGTTCTATCAATATCTTCCTTTTTAGAATATTCCGAGTTTTCCCCAACTGTTTTTTCTGAAAGTGCTTTTTCTATACCCTCTTTTTCGTAAGCCTCTCCGCCAATTCTAAACTCCTTGACCTTATCAATATGGGAATCTTTTGGCAATTTAGTTTTATCGTTTACATATTTCTCTTCAGTATCATTTCTAGAAACTCTTGGAGTATCAGGTTCATCTAGAACTTGTTTCAAGTATCCTTCTTTTTTTGGAGGATAGTAATCTGATTCACCTTCTGTTATTTCAAGCTTCTTCCCATCAACACTATATTTCAATTCTTTCGGAGGGAAAGGTCTTGTTTTCTTATCAGTTCCTTTATCATAAAAACCTTCAGTTTTATCCTCAGGGGAATCTATAGGAATTCCTGGGATTAGTGACATTATCATAGGTT